GTCTTGATGTTTTTCAATGTCAAACTCCTGGCGTTGACGGTTAGGGGCGATGGAGATGGAGTCGATTGAGATGAAACGCTTCATAGGTTTTTTAGCATCCAGTTGGTCATTTCAAAGACCGTTGAAAAAATGTAAATATCTTTTGGGTCATACCCATAGCCAAGACTTTCTTTATAAGGTCGGATAACAAGCTCCCAACCATTTGCTACTCGGGTAATTTTAAGGTCGGTTACGGATTGGCTTGTTTTGTTAGGGCCGAGAGTGTCTGTGCAAGGTCCTGCCATTTTATTTACTCGAAAAGGCCATAAGGATGTAAGGATCGGTTTCCGCTTGACGACGATACCAGTCTTTGTAGGCTTTGGGGACAGAAGAGATAGGATCTCCTTTGTGTTTACCAAAAGGCATGATGGTGGGGATGCGCGCTTTTTCACTCAACACATAAAGATCTTCAATGGTGGAGATCTTAGCTTTCTTGATCATTTCAAACAGCAGCATGTAGCAGTTGAGAATGTCGGCTTCAGCGGAGTGAGCGTCACGAAGAAGATTCTTGATTCCGGCATTAGCGCCAAAGACATAATATAACAGGGCGCTTTGTGAGTGAGAATCGCACTCAGGATAAAGCCAGCGAGCTAATGCCATTGTGTCGATACGCTTTACTGGCGGACCGCCAAGCATCTTCCAATCGAAGTCAATGTTGTGGCCGATCAGGAACTCACAAGGGGGCATCTGAGCTTCAGAAGATGGTGGGCAGCCCAGAAGATCTTCAGGAAGGATGTGGTGAGTTGCCAAGGCGCCGTATTGCATCTTACCTTGATTTTGATAACGCTGAAGCGTCGGAATGCCGCAGGTCCAACGATAAGGGTCATTCGTATTTAATTCCATCCAAGCCATTTCAACAACTTCGGAGTCTTTGACTCCTGTTGTCTCAGTATCCAGAATAATTGCTCTCATATTGATTCCTTGAAGTAGAAAAAACCCCAAGGGCTTGTGACCCCTGGGGCGTTCGATTAGTCGATTAAGACTTGGTCACACCGGAAATGCGTTCAACAGGCTCGTCCAGGTACAGTTCGTGGGTGATCTTCACCTTCACGACCTTACCAGTCATCTGACGAGCAGAGAACGAATCACCGGGCTTGTTCAGGTCGCAAGCTTCGCGGTAGCGGCGCAGACCACCGTTACGACCTGGGGCGTTGTCCAGGGCACCGTTGGGGGTAATGTCCAGCATCAGGGAATCCTTCATTTGAAGGGTGCCTTGAGTCAGACCCAACTGCGACTGGATTTCGGCGGGGATCTCAACGGTCAGAGGAATGTCCCAGGCAATACCAGACTTGGAAGGGTCTTTCTTGCCGGTCCATGCACGGGCCGTGACTTCGCCGATAACGCCAAGGTAATCACCGACAGGGAGAGGGGGACGCTTGACGGTAGGTTCGGAAATGGAAGCGTCGAGGAACATTGAAGGATCGAAGGATGAGGTCATTTGAGACTTTCTTGAGTTGCGGGAATGGCAGAACTATCAGATGTATTCAAAGCGTCTGCCGGCACTTGGAATGGAAAGGATGCTTCGAGTTTGTAGATCTCGATGGAAAGGATGTCAAGATGGGAGAAGCGTTTTTGCGCTTCATCAGCCAACTCGAGTGCATCATTAAGTGTCAAGAGGTTGAAGCCGATTTGGCGTTCAACATGAGACTTGTCATGCAGGAACACTTTGTATCTCATGCTGCTGCTCTCTTGGCCCACTTGTTCATGATGAGGGAGAAGTCGGGGGCTAGCTTCGACTGGATCGGAAGGTTGCGGGTCTTGGTGTCCACATTCGCAGCCGCAGTATCCCAGTACCAATTCGTCCCCTCCCTCACTGTGTAGATTACATCCGAAAAAAGCTTTGGGATATCGCCGGATAAAGCTTTGCCAATCGAGCTTGTCATCAGCTTGACTCCCCCTGTAATTTCGTCTGTCTCCCGATTCACGTGAGCTGTCATTATAAAGGTACATGCTAGTCCTTGAGTACACAAACGCATAAAGTTCATGAGGTTATTTTGGGCAACTCCATAGTCGGGTTGAGAAGCTGTGGGCTTCGCTCCAATCACCATCTTCATGCAGGCGTTGGACAACTCACTCAAAGAGTCGATAACAAATACGCGGTTAACACCCCAAGAGTCAATAGCACCAAATTTCTTTCCAGTTCGGTCATCTGGGAAGTCGTTGCAGGCGGAAAGTATTTTGTAAAAAGCGTTATTAGCGCCGCCTCGGCTTGAGTCAACCATCTTAGAAATAAGTTCATAAGAAAGTTTCCCTACGTCGTCCGCGCTCTTCATCAAGGCTGCGAGACTGATGGGCTTCGTCAGAGTCGAGTGATAATGAAGGTTCTCGGGGATCGGCTTGTCCTTGTCGCTCCAATATCCGAGCAAGGTCTCCAAGCCGTTTTCCGTGAACAATACGAAGACTTCGACGACGGGCTTTTGTGCTGCTGCCCATTCGACCAGCTTCCCCAGGGCGTATGTTTTGCCCGTTCCCGACGGACCTTCGATCAAGACCTTCGGGCCGCTGAGGGTTTTGACTGCGTCTGCGCTCATTTTGTTTCTCTTTCATAATACTTCAAATGTAAATTAAACTCTCTTCGAATGACCTCAATAGGAAGGTCATCCACCAAATACGATAGCCAAGGGCGGTAGAGGCTGCCCGGACGCTCGCCTGAAATTCGGAGTGAGTCGACTTCATGCTTGCGGCAATCACCGTACTCTACCCGAAAATCGCTTTTATTAACTACGATACGCGCCCAGGTATCTCCGCACTTTGTACAGAAGAAGGCAAGGCTTGTGGGATAGTAACTGATACCACTTGCATCTTTATGGATGGCACGATTAGCCTCACCCATATACTTACCTTCAATGTAAAAAGTTTGCGTAGGCATTACAGCACCATGGAAAGGGAATCTGCGGCATTCATAATCTGTTGGGGCTTGGCAAGGGAATTGGCAAGTTGCTCATCAGATTTTGAAGGGTCCAGCGGATTCCAGATGCGCTTTACAAACCCACCCTCGAGCCAAGGTGTTGGGTCTTGGCTCATACAGGCTTGCTTGAAGATGCAGCCGCCATACTCATTGCAGCCGTCGGCGAGATTATAGTCGAATGCGCCATCTTCCCACATCTTGATTGCACGGTTGAGGTCACGAATGAGTTGCTCATACCAGCGCTCAATCATCCACTTGGGGCGATAGGTGATGGCTTCCATCGTGTCGTATTTGGTCTTTAGTATGGATACTCCTCGTACAAGGAAACCGTTAAGAGGCAAACCAGCCTGCGCTGCTCCCCAACAGTAACCTGTAAATTGAGATCGAAGATCCCATTGCCTTGACCAAGAAGCTCCGAGAGAGGAAGTTGTTTTATCATCTTCTCCAAAAGTTGCTCCTGCGTAATCGACAATGGTATCCATGCGTCCGCAGTAGATAAGCGGGTCGCCCGTAACTGGATGCTTAACGTCGAGGGGCTCTGCGAAGTTAAACTCAATGCCTCTTCTCCCTCCAGGTAAGCGAATAGGTTGAGCTGGGTCTGTTTCGAGGGGGTATCGATCAAAGTAGAACTCCAAAGCACCGCACATCCGGTTGAGGGATTTGGCGGAATCAGCAGGGCATTCATAATCGCCATAGGACTCGAACAGAGCCTTTAGGCCAACAGCACGAGCAGTGTCGGCATCGAGGCCTTGCTCATAGAAGGCTACACGAGCCATTTCAAGGCCTTTGGCATAGGACTTGCCAGCATGAAGGTGGACATTGGTTGAAGCTGGATGCCAGTGCTCGAGGTATTCAAGTTGAAACTTGCGTGGGCAGGAGACAAGGGCACTTCGCATCGTGTTGTCAATGACGCTTGGAAAAAGCGGGCGTTCAGTGTGTTTCATCTTCGTGTTTGTTGAGATAGTTGTAAGCGTGGTCGTTGAGTGTAGTGTGGAGCTTGGCGACTACAAAGACGTTGCGACGTTCGAAGTAGTTAAGATGTTCATCATCCATGATTTCGATGACTTTTGCCTGAAAGTACAAATCTTTTTCTTCAAGATGCCCAACGGCATTGAAGATCCAGACATAACCTTCTTCGAAAAGATCACCATGGATGGTGGAGTTGCCAATCTTAAGCTCACACCCTGTAATCATGCACTTGGGCATCAAAGGTCTCCTAGTTCAGCCAGAAGGTCGTCAGCAGTAGGAATAGCCGTTCCTGCTTTGGCCTTGCGAGCTTTGTCGGAAGCTATGGCTGCGCCACGACGATCCCCGCGCATGATCTGAATTGCTTCACGCATCTCGTCTATCGTCAGAGTGCCATCAACGGCTTTTTGTCGCCAAATGGCGATCTTTGTCATGGTGTCAAGGGTTGCCATTTACTCTCCTTTCAATCGTTGAATAACAGCTTCGACCATGACCTTAGGTCCGGTAACGAAGTAGCCAATGGGAAAGCCGTAAGGCTCTAGGGGGACTCTTTTGGATTCAAAGAACTCACGGATAAGTTTCTCGATGAATTCCTTGTGAGCGCCTTTGGGAATACGCTCTTCGACTTCGCTATAAAGCCATAAGTCAAGATTGTCCTTGACGTTTGGCTGAAGAGTGATGTGCAAGTGAGCGTTTGGCGTCACTGCTTTGGGCTTAGACATACATGCTTATTTCCTCTCGTTGGGTGTACGTCGGAGTATGTGCGACGTGTTCACATCATCATTATATAACGTGTTCACGTTATGTCAACAAAGGAATGTCACATCTTTATCGTATTTTGTCATCCAAAAGAAAACCCCCAGGACGCGCATTGATGTACCTGGGGGTCTTTTCCGCAGCCATTGAAAGGAGGAAAGATGGCTACTTGCAACCTGCTGTCACAGCATTGCTGGGAAGCTTGCGCTTCTCAATGGGCACTCAGACTCTAGCTCCGAATGCCCATCAAGAAACGTTAAGCCGCTTCGAGCTCGCCCAGCAGATCGTCCGAATTAACGGTCGACTTCGAGGTCTTTTCCAGTTCCAGGCGCTGGATCACTTGGCCGGTCTTGGAAGCTGGGTTGCGGAAGCTCTTGTACAGAGCCTGGCGTGTCAGCTTTTCGCCCTTGGCGGCAGCTTGGTCGAGCTTGGACTGCAAGAAGGCCTTGACAGCATCGACGGACTTGCCGGTGACTTCGGCGATTGCCTTAATCACAACGGATGCTCCGCTAAAGCCATCACCTTCGGCGCGTTCAGCCGACCAGTTGCCGGTGCTCAAACGAGCGATCATAGCGTCGATGCCCACCACTACGTCGTCAATGTCATCCACACCAGCGACGTCATCGCCAATCTTTTGGGAAGCGCCGTGACCGGCACAATCCAACAGAAGGGACTCGGGAACCGTGAAGAGACGGGTTTCGCCATTGCGGAAGTCAAAACGAACACTGACTGCGCCATCGGCGATGATAACTTCCTTGCGCAGCTTGCGCTTGCCAGCAAACTCGACCACACGACCGTCGGTCAGAGTCACGGCTTCCTTAACTGTCTCTACCTTAGCTGCTTTCACTTGAACTTCGCTCATTCTCAATTACTCCAATAATGACGAGCCTTTAAATGGGCGCCCGTCGTATTCCCGCGAATTTTGATTCTACCACCGATTTAT